GGGCATAGATATCGAGGATGGCGAAGACGGCCAGCGCAGTCAGCGCAATCGTGCCGATCTCATCCGTACGGAGCTTCTTGCCCGGCAGCAGGTAGCACGCCACGGCGACGGCGAGGCCCTCCAGGGCGTACTTTACCAGGCGCTTGACCAGGTCGGCGACATCGATTCCCATAGACGGGGCGGCATGGGGGGCATCAGTCATATTGGTTTATACTTGTTGAAGGAGAAAATTTCAGGAGGGGTCATAATGGCAGGATACTTTGACGAGTCCTTTGTGACAATTATTCTTCTGTCGGTCGTAGAGATTTATGGCGACTTTGCACTTCGGTTCTATGCCCAGACGAACAAGGCGACCTACCTGATGCACGGACTGGTGGGCTATGCTGGAGTGGTGTATTTTCTAATCCAATCCCTGCGGCTAGACAATGTCCTGTACGTCAATGGAATGTGGGACGGAGTATCGGGAATCCTGGAGAGCGCGGCGGCATTCGTTCTCCTTGGCGACCGCCTGAAACACTGGACTCAGTATCTTGGACTGGGACTGATCATTTCGGGGATTGTCCTGATGAAAAACCATACCAGTTAAGATGTGTTCTCTCGCGTTTCTATTTTAACAATGCTGACACAGGCATATATAAAATGAGCACGAAGCGTGTTGAACTACCAAAGGAGGAGGACGGCGAGATTGTAGATTACCTCGATGAGGACCCAGAGCTGCCCAACCAGCGCTACTGCATTGTCTCTTTCCTGTCACCCGAGAAGGTCTTGGCCAAGAAGCAGGACTACTTTTTCCAGAAGTTCATGCAGTGGACGGAGTACGATTTTAAGGTCAAGGGACTGGAGACGCTGGCCTCCTACCTCTCCAACAAGTACTCGATCAAGATCGATGACATTATGAAGGACGTCCATGACTTTGAGAAGACGCATCGTGCCGAAATCAAGAAGACGGATATTCCCGAGCAGTACCAGGTCTTCCTGCTGAAGAACGAGAAGGAGATTCAGGAGTCGTTCGATCGCGAAAACAACTTCCAGTGCAACATTCGCGGTGTCAAGGTGCGCCGTGCGTTCCCGTCGTATGAGGAGGCGCAGCTGTGGTGCAAGGTCCTGCAGCGCAAGTACCCGAAGGACAACCTCATGATCGGTCGCATGGGATGCTGGCTGCCGTGGGAGCCGTCTGAGCACCTCATGGAGAACGTAGAGTACGCAAACTCCCAGCTCAACGAGATTATGCGCAAGTACAAGGAGAACGAGTCAAATCGCGAGCTCTTCTTTGCAGAGGAGCGCGAGCAGTCCATCAAGGCGCAGAAGGAGGAGAATGCGCGTCGTCGCCTGGAAGCAGGTGTTCCCGAGCCGCCTGCCCAGCGCAATCAGCTGACGGACCTCCAGGTGCCCGTGCATCCGTCGGAGGGTGGAATGCGGGAGTAAATCCCATTCCGTGGAATGCGGGAGTAAATCCCATTCCGTGGAATGCGAGAGTAGGTATTAAGATGCAGGACCTCCTTTCTTGACCCATACTGACGGTTCCCGTCCGCGCATAGCGGCAGGATTGTAGTCGTCGGACGCTAGCATCGTGGAAGCAAACGGCTTGTTATCCACCCACAGCGAGTCGGCGCAGAGGCGGAACGGTGGGTGGTCACTTGCTTTATACCAGAACACCTGATCTTCCAGTTTATTGGATGAGGATGAGTTGCAAATCACTAGGCACTCAAAATTCTCTGTACATTGATCCATAAACTGGCAGAACATATCAAACGTGGGAAACATACCCGCATAGTTCTCGTAAATACGTTTGCGATTTCCAATGATGTTCTCGCGCAGGATGAAGACAAAATCTACGTTCGTGCGCAGACTGGGAGGAACACCGAGGGGGTACTGCATGGTAATCATCGTTGTCAAATCCACGTGGCGACCGTTCATGAATACGTAACGGGTAGATTCCTGACGGATCCAGCTATCATCGAAAAGACAGTCATCCAGAATCAAGAACGCGCGGGGATCCATTGTGGTTGATTTGGTGTGATTGCGTTGCTGCTTGAGTGCCAATTGACGCTTAACGACGTTTATGACAATTTCAGGTTTGTACTTGTCATGAATGAGTTTGGAAGGAACCATGTGCTGAAAGAACTCGTTGGCGACCTCTGTTCCCGAAATGACAGTTCCAATGGGGTAGCAATCTTGGGTGTGATGCAGGATATCGCGGACCAAGAACGATTTGCCCGTATCTTTCTTACCTATCAAGAGAATCATCGGAGATTTGTGCGAGTCGATTGCACATCGTTCTTTGATCACCTCCATGTTGAACCTTCGTATATTGAAGTTCATATTACCAAGGGAGCATATTCTATTTTTTCATGTCTAACTAACAATGGTTCGGTACGTCAATCGTATCCACACCGTGCATGTCAAGCCAAGGGATGCACTCGCGGTGTCTGCAAATATCCTAATCTTTTCGTTGATTTATACGATTGCAGGTGCATTCCTCTCGTATATCTTTTACTACACGTTTGATTCATATGATCCCGAGAAAGGCGATGTCAATGGATGGGAGAAGAAGGGAATGCTCTTCCAGGCTGGAGATATTATCGTTGAGATCGCCCTTATCTCGCTGGCTGCATTCTGGCTAGTGCATTACATCAACACTTCTACACCCATTATTCCTGTTCGCAGTGGTCTAGAAGATTTCATTGATTCTTATACATCGGGACTCTTCTTCCTCTTCACCATCTTCATTTTCCTGGACGATCTGTCAAATAAATTGAAATATGTGTTTCACCAACTTCTAGACAAGGTCTTTGACCGCTACTTTCCTGCTGCAGGGTCTATCCTGGACGGCACCCTCCACTACAGCCCTGCACAGCGTAAAAAGATAAATAGCGCTTTCCTAGGCAATGTATAATGCCCAAGCCGACTCCCGATTTGAGGACCAACAACATTCCACTTGAAGTCCATCGATGCACCAACATCCAGGGACTTCAGGAGCAGGCGCAGAAACACTGGGGGCTTCGGCGCATCCAGCCCTTCTTTCCGTCCATCGAGAAACTGTTCAAGCTGGACAATGTTCGAATGCCATACCATTATGGCATCCAGACGCGAAATGCCATCCAGACCATTGTTGGCGAGTCATCCATCTACTCTGGAGGGAAAGAGGTGAAGATTCACCTGAAGAAGACGATGCTGTACCCATCCTACCGCGTGATGCGGGGAGAGTTCGCTGCAACTGGTCTGCCGAACAAGGAGGATATTGTAGATGCCACTCTTCCCCACCAGTCGGCACACAATGCTGCCTACGTCGGATCCCTAGCATGCCTTGTCCTCTCTGAATCAGGGTGCCAGCATTTCCCGACAGTGTATGGAGTCTTTTCTGGAATCGAAGAGCGCCACTCTATCGATATTTCCGATGACTATGAGGATCTCTGTGATCGCCCGTGGTTTTCTAGCAACATAGGGCATTTCTTTGATCTCCGTCTCCGCAAGCCCGAAATTCCCGTTCTCCAACTTCAGGAACCCACTGAGACGATTGATCTCGGGGTTGAAGACATCGATGCTCCCGATATCCCCCAAAGTCATGCGATTCCCACGCCCGAAGAGTATGATGCCGACAATGAGCAGCTTGAAGAGGAGGGAGAAGATGGTGAATCCAGCTGCTCCACCGACTATATCTTTGAGATTCATTCGTGCTCCAGCGGATCCTCCGATGATGAGGACGAGGACTACAATGAGGATAACAGCGGTGGTTTTACGGAGGAAGCCGAGAACCCCGAGCCGTTTGCCCATGCGATTTTCAAGGATTGCCCAGTACAGGTGACAGTGATGGAATCTTGCACAGGAACGCTGTACCAACTGTTCCGCGAGAACCCCGAGATGCCCAAACGGTGTGCATGGATTGGGCAGATCATCTTTGCGCTTGCCTTTGCCCAGCGCACATTTGGTCTGTGCCACAACGATCTGCATGTGATGAATGTGATGTATGTTCCTACAGAGACTGAGTATTTCTACTACAATGCCGGGGGCAAGATGTATCGCCTACCCACATTTGGAAAGCTGATTAAGATCATTGACTTTGATCGGGCCACGTATTCCGTCAAGCTGCCAAAGATGCGCGAGTCCAAGTTTTTCATGTCGGATCAGTTCCAGCAGGATGAGGAGGCGGGAGGGCAGTACAATGTCGAGCCGTTCTACAACTCCAAGTACTCGGAAATCAAGCCCAATCCCTCGTTTGATCTGGTGCGCCTGGCAACCTCCATGTTCTGGGACTGTTTCCCGAACGGACCGTGTGAGGAGTATGAGAACAATCCGATCTTCAAGATGTTCATGGCATGGCTGCTGCTGCCAGACGGGCAGTCCATTCTGTTCCGCGATCCGCACAATGGCGATTTCAGCGAACGGTACCGTGGGTTCCATCTGTACAAGGCGATTGCCAAGTATTGTCGTGACACTGCGGTTCCGCGTAAGCAGATAGACAAGTTTGGATCTGTCTATCTCTATACGGACAAGGTCCCGCAGGGAGAGAATGTACTTTTTATAGAGCCTTAAGTATAATGGCGACATATGGTATTGATAGGCGTATAATTGGACTTCTTGGTACGTATCACAAATACATACTTCACCCTAAGCAGATAGGTCCAGATTCTTATGGTGGCAGCGAACCAATTATAGTGAT